TACAAGAAGTTCAGAGAGATTTGACCCAACAATAAAAAGTAATGTCCAAGTAACTGCTAAATGGGGTTGGACTAAAATTCCTTCAGATATAATTACTGCAACTCTTATTCAATCACTTCGTTACTTCAAAAGAAAAGATACTCCATTCAATACTTATGGAGATGTTAATACAGGAGTTCACGAGCTATTTGCGAAGATTGACCCTGATGTTCAAACACTACTTAAAGGACTTAAAAAGACCACTTTAAGTGGTGTAATTCTATAATTTTTTTTATTTTTTTTCTAAAACCCTATAAACATTGAGCTTTTTTTTCATATTTTTTTGATAAATACTTGCAATATAATCAAAGATTATATAATATTTAAGTATGAATGAAACAGTAAAATTAAACTTCAACAATCCTGACGGTAGTTTTAATCGTGATAAATGGCTTGATTTTATGAATACTAAAATTGATAACATTGGTTTTTATTCAGCTTGGACAGGTAATACTGCAAAAATTGTTAATCAACAATCTAAAGATATTAATTTTTTTAGGTGTGTTTTACTTGATGACGAAGATAAAAGAAATTTACACGGTATGATTTCTCACTATACAGACTTTAGTTCTAGAACTAAAAGTTTTTATGGTGCTGATAGGTGGGATAAAGAAAAAGGTTGGGTATATCCAAAAAATGAAAAAGAGTTTGGTAATAGCTTTTATATTTTTATGAATAATATTAGAAATAATCGATTAAATGATTTACCAAAAGAAAGAACACTTTTTAAAGTAGCTATGTACAAAAAAGTACAATTTGTTCTTTATATGCCTGAATACAATGCAGTAAGAACACTTGGGTATTGGGAATATGCAGGATTAGGTCTTAAAAAATATATCTACTTCAAGTATGAAAACTATCTTAAAAAACTAGGAGTCCTTTAAATAATTGTTAGTATGTCTTTATGGCAACTAATAAGAACTTCCAATTTCAAGGAATGACAGAAATAAAAAGAAAACTTACTAATGCAGGTTTTACTTTAATTCCTTTGCGTCATCTTATGAATGAACACGCAGAAGTAATTGTTGAAGAAGCTAAAAAAGTAGTTCCTGTTGATACAGGTGCATTACAGAAATCTATTGGATTTAAAAGTGTTGCTATGGTTGGTAGGCTTCCAACTTCAATTAAAGTAGAAGCTACTGCACCACACTCTAAATTTGTACACGGAGATTTTAAAAGATTACCAAGTGGATATTCATTACCACCAAAAAGAAATAGACAATCTTGGGGTAGTAAGTCTTGGAGAACTAGACCACATTATCCACCACTTCGTCCAATAGAAGAATGGGCAAGTAGAAAAACAGATGTCAATGCTTATTCTGTGGTACACTCTATCAATGAGCGTGGAACTCCATTAGTTCCATTCTTACTAATAGCCGAAAAGAATACGAGAAAAGATAGACGCAAAATTACTCAAAAAGTTTCAGCAGAAATTTCTTTGGCTTGGAAATTAAAAAGATAAGTGTAATATAAGGAGTAATATGCCGAAGCACAATTACGGTGGCAATAGGTCATCAAGAAGAAGAAGTAGTGGAAGCAGAAGGAATAAATAAATGGCATTTGTACACGGAAAAGAAACAAAAGTTTATATTAATGAAAATGATTTAAGTTCATACTTAAATACTGCTGACCCTACTAGAACAGTTGATGTTGGCGAAACAACAACATTTGGAACATCAGGTGGTGCAAAAACTTATATAACAGGTAGTGCTGACGCAACGGTTTCATTTGGAGGATTTTTTGACCAAACGGCAGATAATATAATTCAAGGTTTAGTCGGAACTAACGACAAGGTTGCTCTCATTGGATTTGACGGTGTAGACGCAACAGATAAATGTATGTTTGGCAAAGGTGTAACAACCAACTATGGAATATCAAGTCCTGTTGGAGATGTTGTTGCAGTAACTTTTGACTTACAAGCTAGTGGATTCTTTAGTGGAAGTGTTCTTGAAAATGCCACAGTTACGGCAACAGGTAACGGAACTGCTAGAGATAACACAAGTTCTACTGCAAATGGTGGTGGTGCTTTTATAATTGCAACATCAGTATCAGGAACTACACCAAGTTTATCTGCTAAGATACAACACTCAGCAGATGATGTAACTTATGCAGACTTGGTAACATTTACTGCTTTAACTTCAGCAGGTGCAGAAGTAAAAGAAGTTGCAAGTGGTACAACTGTAAATAGATACTTAAAAGTTGTTTATACTGTAAGTGGAACAACTCCAAGTTTTGATGTTATAGTTGGATTTGGAAGAAATAATTAAGGAGAAGAAATATTATGGCATTTGTTCACGGTAAAGATTCAGTTTTTAAACTTGATAATTCAGGTGGAACTTTAACTGATATCTCAAGCTATGTAAATAATGTAGACTTCCCTGAGACTGCTGATGTAAGCGAGACAACAACGCTAGGTGCGTCAGCAAAAACCTATATAGCTTCATTAAGCGATTCTACGATTTCTTTATCGGGTCTATGGGACGCTACTGCTGACGCTATATTTGGTGCAGTTGTTGGACAATCAGCAACTTTGTCTTTTGAGTATAGCCCTGAAGGTACTGATTCAGGTAAAGTGAAATATACAGGAGAAGCTATTTTAACTTCTTATGCAATTTCAAGTCCTGTAGGGGACGCAGTTGGCTACTCAGCAGACCTACAATGCTCAGGGTCAATTACAAGAAGTACTCATTAATAGTAAAAAGGAGAGCTAGGCGTATGGCTAAGATTTTAAACTTAGATGACATTAAGTCATTACCTGATGTGCCAACTAAGACTATTGATATTCCACAATGGAATGTATCAATTAAAGTCAAAGGCATATCAAAGAAAATGCAAATTGAACTCGGTAGATTAATTAATGGCAAGGAAACTGACGCTTTTGATTACCAAAAGGCTTTATTAAAAGCAAGTGTAGTTGAGCCTGAATTAACTGACGAAGCAATAGATGAGTTGTATAACAAAGACGCAACAGTTATTGATATGATATTTGCAGAACTAAATAATATTAATGGAGTAGGAAGCGAGATAGAATCGGCATTAGCCGAAGATTTCAAAAGCGAATCCTGATTTAGTTTTTCAATTCAGATTAGCTCGTGATTTAAGAATGACAGTTGGCGAACTGCGAACTAAAATGTCATCATTAGAGTATTCACAATGGGCTACATTTTATTATGTAGAACAACAAGAGAGAGACAAACAACGAGCTATGGCAGAAGCAGAAGCTAAGAAAAGGAAGATGAGATAATGGGTAGTTCAAATATCCTTATCAGGCTCGTATTAGAAGGTTTTAATAAAGCTAAAGCCCAAATGAATAATTTGGGTAAGCAAACAGATGATTCATCAGGTAAATTAAATAAGTTTGGTACAGTTGCCAAAATAGGTGCAGTTGCAGTTGGTACAGTTCTTGTTAAAGCATTATCAGAAGCTACAAGACAATTTATTGAGTTTGAAGATAAACTCAACCAATCTCTTGCAATTATGCAGACAACTGAAGAACAACAAAGGCGTATGGCTCAGGCTTCACGCCAAGTTGCAATAGAATCTCGTATATCTGCAAGTGAATCAGCAGAAGCATTTTTCTTCTTAGCGTCAGCAGGTTTAGACGCTGAACAATCTATATCAGCACTTCCACAAGTTACCAAGTTTGCTCAAGCAGGTATGTTTGATATGGCACTTGCTACTGACTTGGCTACTGACTCGCAATCTGCATTAGGTCTTACTGTAAAAGACGCAGAACAAAACTTAGCAAACTTAACTCGTGTTACTGATGTACTTGTAAAAGCAAATACTTTAGCAAACGCTTCTGTTCAACAATTTGCAGAAGCATTAACAACTAAATCAGGCTCGGCTTTAAAGATTACAAACAAATCTATCGAAGAAGGTGTTGCAGTTCTCTCAGCATTTGCAGATAGAGGTGTTAAAGGTGCTGAAGCAGGAGAGAAACTTAATCAGTTGCTTAGAGATGTAACAAGAGCAGTTGGTAAGAACTCAGAAGAATTTAAGAAATTTAATATCAATGTTGTCGATAACGAAGGCAACTTAAAGAACTTAGCAGATGTTATTGATGAATTAGATAATGGAATGTCAGGTCTATCTGACCAACAAAAAGCAGTATTGCTTGATACATTAGGACTTAATCGTGGTGTAGCAGACGCAGTTAAAATCTTATCAGGTGCAGGAGACCAAATACGAAAATATCAATCTGCATTAGAGGACGCAGGTGGAGTAACACAAGAAGTTGCAGATAATCAAGTTGACTCTTTACAGGGACAATTAGAAATACTTAATAGCAAATTTTCTGAGTTAGGTTTTATTATTCTTGACGAATTACAACCTGCTTTAGATACTGCAATAAAAGGTATGAGTGGATTATTAGATGACATAATACTTCTTACAAAAGAAACTGATGAATTAACAAGTTCTGAACAAGATAGAGCAGATGAATTAACAAAAATGGGTCTTATAATGACAGGTGTTAATTTTTCAACTGCAAATATGCTAGTAGAAAACGAAAAACTTAAAAGACAACAACTTGAACAAGCAAGTAATATGTCAAGGTCTTACAAATTCTTCCAAGATTTAATTATTGCTCACAAAGATTTAGCTAGAAATACTCACGAACTTGATAGAGAAACAGGTGTATTAAATAGAACTAAAGAAGAATCTATTGATATAACTGAAGAAGAAATAGATTCAGAGAAAAAACTTGCAAGAGATAGAGCAACGGCAGGTCTTGACGCTTTGAGAAGTCTTAATGACGCTTATCAAAATCTTAGAGATATAGAACAAGATAGATTAGACCTAGTTGATAAAGAAGCTAAAGCACTTATCAAACTTAATAAAGCTAATAAAGATTTAGAAAATGCAAATGACAAAGTTAATAAGGCTAAAGAAGAATTTGAAAAAGTCTCAGGTCTTGGTGCAAAAGTTACTAATGAAGAAGCCTTAGCTATTGCTAGACAAAGAGATGAAATAAAACAATTAGAAGAAGTTGAAGAAAAATCTGAAATACAAAAACTTCAATTAGCAGTTGCTAGAGAACGCTTAAATGAATTAATTGAACAATCTACTGCTATATCTCGTGAAGAAGAAGAAGCACTTAGAAATATAGAACGAGCTGAAGAAGATGTCGTTAAACAAACTGAGAAATTAAAAGAAGCTCAACAAGATTATAGACAAGCACAAGAAGATTTAGCTAAAGCTACTGCAAACTCAACTGAAAACATTTTAAATATGGCTTTAGCAAAAGCAGAGTTAGATTCTGCTTTAGAAGATTTAAAATCAGCAGAAAAATTTAAAGACGGTATCAATGAGATAGTTAGATTGATTGGTGGAGATTTAGATACACTTACAAATCAATTTAATGCTTTATTTAATCTTGCAGGACGACAAATTGGTAATGGTGGTTTACCACCTGTAGAGAATAAAATTATTGATGATATTGTTACTACTATTGAAGATGAAGATACTTTTGTTCCTACTACACCTTCTAAAACAAAGAAATTTACAAACTTAGGTCAATCTTTTGCAGAATCATTAGACCCACTTACAAAAGGAGTTATTGGAACAGGTGGTGGTGGCAATACTATAATTACAGTTAATACAGGTGCTTTACTTGGTAGCGAACAAGATGTTCAAAATGCAGTTGTAACGGCATTAGAACAAGCTAAAAGAAAAGGCATAACGGTTGCTCAATAATGAGTGCAAACTTTGATTCAAATGTTTCTTTAACATTAGAAGTTGGTTTTGATAGTAATCCACTTGATGAAACACAAACTTGGACAGATATATCTCAATATTTAAGAGCGTTTACTACTAGGCGTGGTAGAAGTAATGAACTTGGAGAATTTGTTGCAGGAACAATGAGTTTTGCAGTATCAAATACAGATAATAGATTTAATCCAAGTCAAACAACTTATTATTATGACTCAGTTAATGCAAGAACTAATATACAACCACTTAAAAGAGTTAGAATGTCTGCAACTTATAACGCTACAACTTACAGAATATTTGAAGGTTTTTTGCAATCTGTTCCTGTTCAATTCATATCAGCAGGTGTTGATTCAATAGTTACATTTACTTGTGTGGACGCATTTAAAATATTTCAGGCTTCTCAATTAGACGGTGTTGGTTGGCGTTTAGGCTCAACAGGTTTCTCAGAAATTGGTTTATCTACAAGAATTGGTTATGAAGATACACAAGAATTAAGTTCTGTGAGAGTTTCAAGAATATTAGACGCAATAGGTTATCCAAGTAATCGCAGAGATGTTTTAACAGGAACAAAAGATGTAATATCTCAAAGTGTAAATACAAATGTTTTATCTGCTTTACGAGAATGTGAAACTGCTGAGAATGGACAATTCTTTGTTGCTAAAGACGGAAAAATAACTTTTAGGAATAGAAATTATAAATTATCTAATGCTAATGCTATAACAGTTCAAGGAACTTTTAGTAATGACGGTACTAATTTACCTTATACTAATGTTTCTACTTCATTTGATGATAATGAAATTATAAATGTTTATGAATGGCAAAGAAAAAGTGGGACAGTTCAATATAAAGCTGACGCTGATTCTGTATTAAGATACAGAGCAAAAGAGTCTAACAAAGAAACAATTAATGTTACAGACGCAGATGTTTTGTCTATAATTGAGCAAAGAATAGCAGAAACATCATTACCTATTCTAAGAATTGATGACTTAACTGTTAATCCTAGAGAAAATGTAAACCTTTGGGAACAAGTTTTAGGTAGAGAGTTTGGAGATAGAATATCTGTTAAGATTGTCAATACAGATAGTAGTAGTTTTACTGATGAGTTATGGATTGAGTCAATATCTCATACTGTAAATGCTTCAAGCCAAAGTTGGACTTGGACGGCTACATTAAGTCCTGCGGGAAGCTCGGCTTGGATATTAGGTCAGGCTAAACTTGGAGAAGGTACAAGATTTGTTTATGCTTAGTAAAAAGGAGATTTATTAATGGCAGGTTTTAAAGTTTGGAGTACAGGAGACTTAGTTAATGCTTCTGATTTTAATTCATATCTACAAGAACAAGTAGTTATGAGATTTGATGACTCAACTGCAAGAGATTCACAAGTTACATCAGCAGAAGAAGGAATGTTCTGCTTTTTAAAAGATACCAATACATTACAATTTTATGACGGCTCAGCTTGGCAAAACTTCATTGGAGAAGGAGATATTACAGGTGTAACGGCAGGTGCAGGTCTATCAGGTGGTGGCACTTCAGGTGCAGTATCACTAGCAGTTGATGTAAATGGACAAACTTCTGCTACTGTTACAGGGTCAGATGAAATATTAATTGGAGATGTTAGCGATAGTAACAACATTAAAAAAACAACTGCTCAAGATATAGCAAACTTATCAAGTGCAGGAGTAAGTGTTGGGCTATTATTGGCACTAGGATAAAAAGGATAAAATATGGCAGAAGCATTTAAAAACGCATACTTAGATGTTACGAGTTCAGCTCAAACACTCTATACTGCACCTGCAAGTACAAGCTCAATTATGATTACATTGAGAATTACAAATGTAGACGGTGCAACAGATGATACTATTACTGCTGATGTTGTAGATTCAGCAAGTGGTAATTCAAGAATTGCATATACAATTTCTGTTCCTGCTGATTCTACTATTGAACTAGCAGGTACAAGTAAAATAATTCTTGAAGCAGGAGATTATGTACAACTAACAGGTGGTAATGCAAGTGGCGACTTGGAAGCGTATGCGTCAATAGTTGAAATAACCTAAAGGAGTTCAAATGCCTTATGGTTATCTAGGACAAAATCAACCTAATCAAAC